AGTTGAATTGAAGATTGAAGATTATATGAGCGATTACCTTGAAATCGAGCCTACAGAAGAACGCGCTGAAACAATAGAAGATAGAATGGAAGAAGTTGACGAGTTACTCGCAGATGATGAATTAAGTGTAGACGATATGCAAGTATTCTTAGAGGACTACTTCAGCTTTGATGATGAAATCGTTGTTGAGTTAGGTGAATTAGAAGATAACCAAATAGAAGTGACATACATGGAGATTATTAAGAATCTTGTAAATGATGATGGCGAGCCACACGAGTTAGAGGTTGGATACCTTCTTGATGGAGAATATGCTTGTTGTGGTAAACATCTTGTAGAAACTGATGATGGTAACTTATTCTGCGAAGTATGCGAAACTGAATACGAAGTTGAATAAATTTGTTGTCACTCTCCTTTAATATAAATAGTACCGTGAGGGTTACTTAATTGTAACCCTCTTTTTAATTCTAATTTGGAGGTAATTAAATTGATTGAAAAATTAATAAATTTATATGAGCGTACAGAAAAGTCCACGCTCTTTTATTTAACTATTATTTTAGTCGCTATGTTTTTTATTATAGGAATGAGTTATAGTTACAGAGTTTACGAAAAAGCTCAATTAAACACTAAGTATGAGAATCTAAAAGAGAAGCACGAGCTGTTAAAAGCTGAAAATAGAGACTTAGAGCTTAAAACCGAGTCTTTATATGAGGAAGTTAGTAGAGTCGCTAATTCACGCGATATAGACGAATATACAAAACTTTTAATGAGCAGATATATTGATAATAATAAAGAGATTGATATAATCAGGAATGAGATACTTTACAGAAATGAAATTAGTGTCGCTGAAGCGAGTTATCGAGCTATGTGGATATACGTTGCTTCTGTTGAGAATAATGTAGACCCTTTATTGACGCTTTCAATCGCGCTAAAAGAAAATAATTTGCGCCACAGAGTAGATAATAAAGTGACTGTTAATGAGAAGAGAGCTAAAGGAATGTTTCAGATAACTCCGATTGTAGAGAGTATTTATAATATGAATGCGTTAATCTTTGAAGAGAATGTATTAATGGGAGCTAAGTTTATCTCTAAGCAGTTAGAGCGTTATGACAGTACGAGATTAGCTTTAGCTCATTATAATGCAGGGAGCAAAGTACATACTGCTTTGAAGAGCTACCCTGAGACTATAGATTATGTAAAAACTGTATTAAATTATTATGCTATTTTTCAAGAAAAAATGTCGCTTGATTAGAAAGGAGGATTCTATTGGACAATAAACCTTTAGTAATTCAGATTAGCGGGGGATTTTTTAATGGAAAAGACACTTTAGCCGAAGAAGTGCATAAAATATTTAGAGAAGACTACGCTATGCAAATGTCAAGTTTTAGTACTCCGATTAAAGAGTTAGCTTATGAGCTTGGTTGGAATGGGGAAAAAGACAATAATGGTAGAGTCTTATTGCAGTTTATTGGTACTGAATGGGGGAGAGATACTGTTGATAAAGATATTTGGGTTAAAAAACTCTATAAAAAGATAAGTGACTATACTGAAATACTCATTATCCCTGACACGCGATTTGATAATGAAGTTGAGTTTTTGCGCGAAAAAAGTTTAAAGACAGTAGTCGTTAAGATTGAGAGAGAAGACCCTCCCGAGTATAATAATAAGGAGCTCCACGAACACATTAGCGAGAAAGGTTTATCTGAAGAGTTTATTGATATTACCTTATTCGCTGAAGAGAATTGTGATTTTGAGAAATTAGCGCGCGAAGTAGTAGAAGAAGTAGAAATGGAGTTGATAGAAGAGTGGAGACAGAGTCAGTCACAGAGCCGAGAGTCAGACTTGTCAATAGACCCGAGAGACTAGAAGAGATTATCAGTTTAGCTGGAAAGTTATGTTATAGTGCTTCTAGTATTGACGAAGTAATGAATAAAGCATCTGAAGAGCCTGAGAAAATGATTGATAAATTAATGAGTTTAGGGCATAATAGTGTATTTGAGCACGTTGGTTTTACGTTCGCTATCGAAGATATATCCAGAGTGTTGACCCATCAGTTAGTGAGACATAGAATATCTTCATTTAGCCAGCAGAGCCAGCGTTATGTGCGGGAGAGAGATAATATTAAGTTTATCATTCCCGAGAGAGTTAAGAATGCTTCTTATAACTCTAAGCGCTATTTTGAAGACAGCGTTGAGAGAAGTATTCGAGATTATCACGCGCTGACAGAAGAATTGATTAATACAGGGTACACAGAGAAAGAGGCTATAGAAGACGCTAGATATTTATTACCTAATGCTATGGAGTCTAAAATGGTGTTTACAATGAATATCCGCAGTTTAATGAATTTCTTTGAGTTGAGATTATGTAACAGAGCGCAAAAAGAAATTCGCGTTTTAGCTGAAAAAATGTTATTTATTCTCCGCGAAGAAATGCCTAATGTATTTAATAAGATAGGGGCACCATGTACTTATGGAGATTGTCCTGAAGGTAAAATGAGTTGCGGAGTAGAGAGAATAGAATTAAGGGTAGATAATAATTAAAGGAGTGATTGTTTATGTTTCTTGTAAAATTTGAAGTTGATTTAAACCATAAGACTACAATTGAAATGAAAGAATTAGAGAAAGCTGACCCTGAGTATATTGAAGAGAGACTACACGATTGGGCTGAGAGAAAAGGAGCTAAGAATCCTAAAGAAGATTCCCTTTATGAAATAGTTAAAGAAAAGTAGGAGGTAAATTAATAATGCAATTAATGTTGGAAAAAGAAGATTTAACTTTTGAGCCTGTAAACGATAAAATTGTTAATATAGAATTAGAAGAGTTTATTGGTTTACTTGAAAAAGGAGAATTTAAGGACGATATCTCTAAGAGTGCTGTTAGAGTTATACCTTTTTTGAGTATTAGAATTGAGAATAGCTATTTAACTTATAATCTTTCTATGAAAAAGTCTGCCGTTTTAGTGTTTGGTATTACAGAAGATTTTGAGGGAGATATTGTACAAAAATTGTTCGCTAACATTAAAGACGAAATGTTAAAACGTCTAAAATTAAAGTCTACTCAAATGATACCGGGTTCTAGATTATTATTTAATGGTGTACTTTGTAGTGTTACTAACGCGGGGTATATAACTCTTTGCCCGTTAATTACTCTTTTATTTGCGCCTGAGCATAGAAATAAAATCAGCGCGAAAGAAGAAGGAGTGACGACAGAGTTTGTAAGTATACCCGATATGCAAGAAAATATAAATGATTATTATGATACTTCTCATTTTATAATAAATCACGCGACCAAGTATAGTTTAGGGTAGATTAATAGGAGAGTGTCTTTATGTATAAAGTTATTACTAATGTTGGGTGTAAAAGAGGTCTAAAAGCAAAAAAGATTTTAGACTTAAAAGATGTGAGTTTTACTTATATTATCCAACAAGACTTAAAGACCGATGATTGGGAGAGATACGCAGAGAAAGCGAGAAAAGCTGATAATAAAGATTTCCCTATAATATTAAATTGCGAGGGAGAGTCAGTTAGTTTAGAGAGCTTAGAAGACCTATAAATAGAGAGGGGAATAAAAGCGTGCCTTTAAAAGTTATAAAAAGAGATAAAAAAGAAGTTGATTTTGACAGAAATAAGATTAAAAATGCAGTTGCAAGCGCTATTAATGATACCGACGTTGAAGAAGAAGAATTGAGCGAAAAAGTAACTGAAGCTGTTTATGATAAATTAAGAGGGAGAGAAGAAGTTAAAGTCGAAGAGATTCAAGATTTAATCGAAGAAACTTTAATCGAAATGAATCAAGCAACAGTCGCTAAAGAGTTTATTTTATATCGCGCAAGAAGAAATGAAACTAGAAGTAAGAGAAAGAAGGGAAACTCTTTATTAAGCGAAGAGTTTTTAAGTCAATATAAGCATAAACCTAACCCGTTCCCCACAGAGCTTGGAGAGTTTATTTACTACAGAACTTATTCGCGCTGGTTAGAAGAAGAGCAAAGAAGAGAATATTGGTGGGAGACAGTAAAGCGTGCTGTAGAGTATAACTGTTCTTTAGCCCCTACCACTAGAGAAGAAGCAGAAAGATTGTTTGATGGAGTATATAACTTTAGAAACTTCTTAGCGGGGCGCACACTCTGGACTGGAGGAACTGAGGCAAGTAGAAAATACCCTATGAGTAATTATAATTGCTTTACCCGTGATACTGAATTTGTTACTGATAAAGGTATTAAGTCTTTTGAAGACTTTGAAGATGGAGAAAAAGTAAACATACTTGATGGTTACAGTTCATTCACAGAAGCAGAAGTGAAGAACTTTGGAGAGAAAGATATATATGAACTAGTTGTTAATAAAGGGCGTAGTGAAAAAACTTATAAAGTTACTGACGACCATATTTGGTTTGTTAGAGAAACACCGAATGAAAAAAGATATAAAGAAGTTCAAACTAAAGATTTAAGTATTGGAGATATACTCCGTAGTAGTCATTACGGTAACTTTAGTAAAGGAGATATTGAGAACACATGGAAAGTTAAAAGTGTATGCAGTTTAAATCGAAAAGAAGAAACTTGGTGTGTGACTAACTCTAGAACTGATTCATTTACCTTAGACACAGGAATCCATACTCATAATTGTGCGTTTACTGTTATAGATAATTTTAAAGCTTATGAAGATTTATTTTATCTGCTTCTTATTGGAGCTGGGGTCGGAGTTAGAGTACTTCCAGAAGATGTTGAAAAACTACCTCCAGCTAGGACAGAGATTAAAGTTAAGCATGAGTACTATACTCCCGCCCATAAATCAGAGAGAGACGAATTTTCTCATTATGAATTTAATGATAATAATTCTGCTATTCGTATTTATGTCGGGGATTCAAAAGAAGCGTGGGTGCAAGCTTTAAAGATTTACTTTGAAGTAATAACCCGTCACGAGTATGAAACAGTTAATGAAATTTATTTCAATTATGATTCCGTTCGCCCAAAAGGGGAGAGACTTAAGACTTTCGGTGGTACTGCTTCTGGGCACCAGAGTATTAAGAAAATGTTCGATAAGTTAGATTCAATACTAGAGCTCAAGCAAGAAGAGAAAGTTAATCTAGAGCCTTTAGATTGTTTAGATATAGCTAATATAATAGGGGAGAATGTTGTTAGCGGTGGAGTTAGAAGGACTTCCGAAGTTGGTTTATTTGACGTTAACGATGAAGACGTAAAAACAGCTAAAAATGACCTTTATACGCAAGAGAGTGGAGAATGGGTTATTGATGAAGAAATTTCCCACCGTCAAATGAGCAACAACAGTATTTATTATGAAGAAAAACCTTCCAGAGAACAGCTTCATTGGCACGTTGAGCAAATGCGTTATTCTGGAGAGCCTGGATTCGCTAACGCTGAAGTTGGTCGCGCTAGAAGAGAGAACTTTAAAGGAGCTAACCCTTGTATGGAAATACTTTTAGATAGTAATGGAGTGTGTAATTTAGTTTCTCTGAATGTATTCTCCTTTATTGAAGATGGGGAATTAAATAAAGAGAAAATGTTTGAAGCACAAAAGTTAAATGCACGTTCTGCTTATAGAATGGCACTTGTTGATTTTGAGCTTCCTGCTTGGGACTATGTTAATAAGAGAGACAGACTTATTGGTTTATCCTTAACGGGTTGGCAAGATATGAAGAATGCTCTAGATTTAAGTAAAGAAGAAGAAGCTGAGATTTTAAGAGAGCTTAGAAAAGTTGCGCGAAAAGGTGCTGAAGAAATAGCTAATGAAATGAATGATGTAGTACCTGAGTTAGTAACTACTGTTAAGCCAGAAGGTACACAGACACAAATGCCTACTGTTTCTAGTGGTTTACACTATTCACACAGCCCTTATTATATTCGCCGTGTAAGAATAAATGCAGACGACCATTTAGTGAGTGTTGCTGAAGATTTAGATTGGAATGTTAAAAATGAAGTAGGTCAAGAAGGAGACGACTTAACTACTAAAGTTATAGAATTTCCTGTAAAAGCGCCGAAAGGTAAAGTTAAGGGAGACGTATCAGCTTTAGAGCAATTAGATACTTATAAAATGTTCATGCAAGAATATGTAGACCATAACGCTTCCATTACAGTACATGTAAGAGAAGACGAATGGGACGATGTTGAACAATGGTTATGGGATAATTGGGAATACGTGTTTGGAGTTTCCTTCCTTCCTTATAGTGACAGTTTCTACGACTTAATGCCTTATGAAGAATGCTCTAAAGAAGAATATGAAGAATTAGCCGAGAAGATGAATACCTTTAAACCTTCTTTAGTAAATAAATACGAAAAAGCGCACCAAAAAGAAAGAGAATTAGATAATGATGGGTGCGAAGAGGGAGTGTGCCCTGTACGGTGATGTTTAAACTAACAGAAGATAAAGAGTTGTTAGAGACACTGAGACAAGGGTTAAAGAGAAAAGACGGGTATTGTCCTTGTAAGTTTGAGATTAGCGACGATACTATCTGCCCTTGTACTGAATTTATTAAAACTAGAGACTGTCATTGTGGTTTATTTGTGAAAATAGAAAATGAAGAAAATAAAAAACGATTAAAGGAGACTAAATAATGCTGAAAGTACAGAAGTTACACGAAGATGCAATTATTCCGACAAAGAAAGAAGAAGACGCGGGGTTTGATATTTACCCTGCTTTTGATGAAGAAGAGTTAGCTATCCAACCTCTAGAGACAGTAATGATTCCTACAGGTATTGCTACTGCTTTTGATATTGGTAAAGTTGCTTTATTGCGCGAAAGAGGTAGTACTGGTACTTTAGCTATGTCCCTGAAAGCTGGGGTAGTAGATAGCGGGTATAGAGGAGAATGGTTTATTGCAATTAACAATACTTCTCGGAAAATCATTGTTATTAGTAAAGAGGTTAGTAGCCCTTTTGAGAGCGGAGAATATCAGTTCTATCCTTATAGAAAAGCCATCGCACAGTTTAGCTTAATTGACGCTTATCACGCTGAAGCAGAAGAAGTAGAAGATATTACTCAGTTTGATAGCGAAAGAGGAGAAGCTATGCTTGGAGCGAGCGGTAAATAACTAAATGAGGTGAATTAATGAAAGTCGTAATAGACAAGATTAGTTTAATGACCTGTTGTTTCCGTCCCAGTAGCATTAGAAATGCTGTCGATAAAGCGCTAGAAGAAGCAGGATTTAAAGAGAAATATTACGACCCAAAGATAGAGAACGAAGTATTTGTAGTAGAAGATATGCCTAAAGACCCGTTGATAGTTGACGTAGAATTTAAAGAGTTATAGTTAGTTTTACTAAGTTTTAGCTGAATAGGGTTTATAAAACTTAATAGTTACGTTATAATTAGGGTAGAGATTCTTTTAACGAGAGTCTCTACCCTTTTTGTGTTTGTTTAGAGAGGAGGTAATTGATATCGAATTTATTGAAGAAGAAATAAGATATTCTAAACTAACAGATGGAGAGGCTAAAAGTAAAGTCGAAAAAGTTTTAGACCATTTAAACGTTAATGTTTATGCTTCAGGTAAGATAAAAACTAAAGTTATGATTGAGAAGATATTTCAATTCTGTGAGCTTTATTCAGGTATAGAGTTCTTTCCTTATCAAGAGCAGTTTTCTAAACGAGTTATTCGAAGTGTTTTAGAGAATGATGGGGCTGAGTTAACAGCTTTATTTTCGCGCCAGTCAGGTAAGTCAGAGACTATAGCTACTACTGTTGGTGGAATGATGATTATTCTACCGAAGTTAGCAAATATGCCTATGTTTAAGGGAGACAAGAGATTTGAAATGTATTCTGACGGTATGTGGACTGGTATTTTCGCGCCGGGGCAGAGACAGGCAAAAGTAACATTTAATAGAATGAAGTCCCGTCTACAATGTAAGAGAGCAATAGCAGTACTTAGAGATAAAGACTTTAAATTAGAATTTAGCACGAGTAACGGTCAGACTGTTGCTTTGACTAATGGTAGTTACGCTACCGCTATTTCAGCTTCTGACACGAGTAACATTGAGGGAGAATCGTTTAAATTTATTATCTGTGAAGAAGCTCAAGATATATCAGACTTTAAAGTGCGTAAATCTATCCACCCGATGGGGTCTGCTTATAACTCTACAATAGTTAAAGTTGGTACACCGACTACTCATAAAGGAGACTTTTATGAAGCTATTCATAGAAATAAGAGAGATTATAATGATAATCATATAGCTTATAAGAATCACTTTGAGTATGATTGGGAGATTGCCGCAAAGTATAATGATAAGTACAGAAAGTACGTTAATAAAGAAAAACGCAGACTTGGAGAAAACTCAGATGAATTTAGAATGAGTTATTGCCTTGATTGGGTATTAGAGCGAGGAATGTTTATTAAACTTGGCTCATTCGAAAGACGTAATGGATTGAAGAGCGCTGAAAGAAGAAGTAAAGGTAAACAGAAGAAGTATACTGCTGGTATTGATTTAGCTAAGAGTGCCGATAGTACAGTCGTTACAATAGTAGAAGTTGATTGGGAAAATCCTGTTATTATTGAAGGGGAAGATGAGAGAGGTGACGCTGGTTATACTGCTTATGAAACTGTGATTGTTGATTGGAGAGAAGTCAATCATGATAACTACAATGTTCAGTTTGACGAGATAATTAGCTATTTACATCAGTTTAATATAGGTAGAATAGTAATAGACTCTACTGCTGAGGGAAGCTTCGCAGACCGTCTTCAAGCTAACGTAGACTGTGAAGTAGTGCCTTATAAGTTTACGCGCAAGTCAAAGAGTGAATTATACAAGCATTTAGATAGTGAGATTAAGTCAGGAAGAGCTAAATACCCTAGTAGTGAGAATACTCAAGAGACTAGAGAGTATGAGTTATTTTTACAGCAGATGGCAGATTTAAGAAAAGAGTACAAAGGTCAGTATTTAACTGTTTCCCACCCCAGTAAGAGAGGTGCTAGAGATGATTATCCTGACAGTTGGGCTTTAGCTGTTTGGGCTTCAAAAGTAGAAGCAGATAGTTATGAGATAGAAGTAGGGAACGAAAACCCGTTCTTTTCTAAGAATGATAAGAAAGTCAACAAAGTATACAGAAGCAGAAATAGTATTACTGCGAGAAGGAGGTAGTTTATGGAATTTTCAAGACGATATCAACAGAGTCATAATTCTTTAGAGACTTTATTATTAGCTATTGATAATGATTTGACTACTAAAGAAAGTAAGAGACTTAAGAAATTGAGACATAATTGGAATTTTTACGAAGGCTATCATTGGGAAGATATTCCACCACAAGATAAGCCAGAGGTAACAGAGAACTACTGTAGAGCGTTTGTTAATAAGTTTGTGTCTTTTGAGTTTGGTAAAGAATTTAATACTAAAGTTAAATCTGAGCTTGAAGACGTAACTATTAATGATAACGACGAAACTCTAGAGAGATTTTTGGAGAGAGTTTGGGACGAGAATAAGAAAGAATCTTTAGCTACAGAGATAGGGCAAGAGAAAGCTGTTACTGGAGACGCTTGGGTACACCTTAGATTTTATGAAGCAGAAGAATTAGAAGACCCTTTTGATTTATACCCTAATGGTAAAATTAGAATACAGGTAATGCCGTCTGTTATTGTATTCCCTAAATTTGACCCGCACGATAAAGATAAGTTAGAGGAAATGGTTATCAAATATCCTATTAGTAAGACGACTTCTTCACCTATTTTAAAGAAAGAGAAAATAGAGAAAGTAGTTTATAAGAAAGTTTGGACTAGAGATAAAATAACTACTTGGGAGGGAGACGAGAAAGTAGACGAAAAAGATAACCCTTATGGTTTTATTCCTTTTGTGCAAACAAAGAACTATCCTTTATCTGGGAGAGAGTACGGTGTCAGCGATTTAGAGGACATTATACCTTTAAATGTAGAAATCAATATGAAGAAATCAGATATTAGTGAGATTATTGATTATCACTCTGCTCCAGTCACAGTTGTTTTTGGCGCGAAGATAAGTAAACTTCAGAAGGGGGTAAATAAAGTTTGGGGAGGTCTCCCTACTGACGCTAACGTTAAGAATCTAGAGTTAAATAGTGATTTAAGTGCAAGTAATAAATATATTGATGGTATCAAAGAGTCAATGCACGAAGTTGGTAATATACCTCAAGGGAGTCTTGGAGGTAATAATAGTATCAGTAATACTTCTGGGGTCGCTTTACAGTTCGCTAACATGCCTATAATCGAAAGAGTGCGCGTAAAGAGAAACCAATCTAAGTTATCTTTAGAAGAAGTTAATAAAATAATTGTTTATATAGCAGAGTACCATAACTTAATTACTATTCCAGAAGGTATGAATAGAAAGTTATTTTATGATACTGAAATTAATATGCCTGAGACTCTACCTAAAGACGAGTTAATCGAGCTTCAGAAGATTCAGCAAGAAATGCAGATGGGTCTAGAAGATAGAGAAGGAGCTTTAGAGAGAACTGGTACTAAAGAGATTCAAGATAAGATAGCAAAGATAAAAGCCGATAGAGAAGAGAATCCTGATATTTATGGTATTGGCGAAGACAGTAAAGAGTTAAATAGCGGAATGACGAACGGTCAAACAGCCGTAGAGCAAGTAAGAAAAGAAGCAAATGGAAGCAATTCTAGTGAATAATCAAGAAAATAGTCAAATTTCTGAGTTAGACGGGTTTTATCGCTAGTAATACTATGTTATTATTAGTTTAGGATAGGAGTATCGTCTTCGATAAAATACTTTATTAGTTAAAGGAGGGTAACTTATGAAGAGGAAGCCACAAATGATGAAGAAGAAGTTAACTGACCCTTATATCGTTGGTGAGAAGGTTTCAAAGAAGCACGGAACAAAGAAAAAAGTGCAAAAAGGTTTTAACACTCGCAACAATATGTAAAATAGTTTTAGAACATTGACAAAATCTATAGGAGGTACAAATTATAATGGAAAAACAATTTGGTATTATCGCAAAAATAACTGATATGTTTACTAAGCTAACTTTGACTGCTTTTGCTGAAGAAGAGGGAGAAGAAGGAGAAACAGATGTTGACGATACAGGTGATGGAGATAATTCTCAAGACTCTGGCGACAACAGTAATGACTCTAGAAGCTCAATCAATTATGAAGACTTAATTGCAAAAGCGCGTAAAGAAGAAAAATCTAAACTCTACCCTAAAATTGAAAGATTAGAGAAGAAGATAGAAGAGTTGACAGAAAAGAATAACAAAAAAGTTCTGAAAGTAGAGGAGCTTAATGAGCAGATTGAGAGTCTAGAAAATGACCTTGAAACTGCAAAGGAAAAAGCTACTCAGTCAGACGATAAAAGAGTTCAAGACTTGCAATCCGAGATAGAGGAAAAAGAGTCTAAAATAGAGAGCCTTCAGAAACAAGTAGACGATATCGAGCCAGTTAATGAAGAAGAATTGCGCAAAGAAATTAGAGAAGAAGTCGAAAACGAATTTGAAGTAAAGCTCTATAAAGAACAGAAGATTAACGAAGCTGAAGGAGAAGTTATTCCTGAGCTAGTTATTGGAGAGACAAAAGAAGAGATTGACGAGACTTTCGAGAAAGCTCAAGAAAGATATAATGAAATTGTAGGGAATACTGGAAGAAGTAATAACAATAATCAGCGCAGAAGTGCTGACAATCCTTCCACAGATTCTACTGGAGAATTAGATTTAGCTAACGCTAACCCTAGAAATATGAGCGACGAAGACTACGCCGAGTTTAGAAAGAAAGTTGGACTTGGTACTAATAAAAGAGGTACGATGGGAAGGTAATTAAAAATACTTAACAAAAGAGGAGTGTAAATATAAATGAAGAAATTTTTATTAAGTTTATTTATGATTTTAGATGTATTTGCTGATACCACTACTGTAGACCAGAGTGGGACTTTGGGTGATGGTAGCACAGGTGTGAAGTTAGACGAAGCCGTACGTGATGTTTATTCACGTGAGATTGAGTATAAAGCTATGCCTAATATGAGATTTTTACAATTCGCCGAAGTAAAGACTGAGCTCGGTACAGAGCCTGGACTTACTATTAATATGATGACTTATGACAATCTTAGTATGGGTGGAGAGTTAACTGAAGGTACAGATATGGAGACACAGAGCTTATCCGCAAGCCAGAAGTCTATTCAAGTTGGCGAACGTGGTAATGCTGTTGCTGTTTCTGAATTAGCTCTACAGAGTTCTTTTGATGATTTAATGCAGAGAGCTACTGACCTTCTAGCACGTGACGTTGCTCTAGTACTAGATACTGAGCTAAGAGATACTGCTTTAGGTGTTTCTAATGTAGTTTACGCAAGAAGTAACGCTGATGGCTCTAAGCAGTCTGGTAGAGGAGACGTTTTAGAGAATGATGGTTTAACTGTTGCTGTTATTAAAGACGCTGTTGAGATTTTAGCTACTAACAACGCACCTAAGTTTGACGGTAACTATTATATTTCCTTTGTTCACCCACACCAGTCTAGAGATTTAAGAGACGACCCTGCTTGGATTGAAGCTTCTAAGTACGCTAACCCAGACCAGTTATTTACTGGCGAGATTGGTAGAATTGAGGACGTTAGATTCATTGAAACTACTTTAATGCCTAACGCGGACGCCCCTGAAGAAGACCCAGCTTATGACGCAAGTTTACTTGTTGACCCTGACTCTACTCCTGATAGCGGAGACGAATATTCTATTTACAAGTCTATCGTATTTGGAGAAAGTCTTTATGGTTATGCTGTAGGTCTTCCTGTAGAACTTCGTGACAACGGTGTTCAAGACTTTGGACGTAAGCATGGTCTTGCTTGGTATGCTATTTGGGGTGCTGGAATCCTTCACGAAAATAGAGGAGTAGTTGTTGAAACTGCATAAATCTACTAATAGGAGGTAGTGAAAGATGGATAAATTTACAACTGAAGAGGTGTATTATTTAATTAATCACCCTAAAGAGTTCAAGAATAAATTGAACGATATGGTAGACCAGATTAATACTAATACTGCTTAAGTAAAATAGAATAAAGAGGGTGGAGTTAATTCCGCCCTATTTTTATAAAAAATCAAGGAGGTAATTGATGTGGCTAAAAAAGAGAAAGTAGAATGTCAATATTGCGGTAAAGAGTATTCTCCGAGAGGAATCAAGACTCACGAGAACGCTTGCTCAGAAAACCCTGAGAATAAAGAAGAGTTTAATATTGTTAACGATGAAGAAGAAGAAGAAAAGAGCGAAGAGAAAAAAGATTTTGACTTAGTTAGTAAAGAGACTAAGGAAGCGATTGAGGAAGAAGAAGACGATGTTGAGATAGATAGTTCTGCTAACAATTCTCAGCCTTCAAGAGTAACTGTAAAGCTGAGACAAGACTTTAGATGTAACATTGGTGGAATGTGGTACGACTTTAAAGAAGATAAAAGATATACCGTTTCTCCTGATGTGAAGAGGATATTAAGCGAGAAAGATTTGCTAAAACCTCTTTAAAAAGTAAGGGGTGATTAATTTGTCTGAAGAAAAGATAGAATGCCAATACTGTGGAGAAGAGTTTTCTAAGCGCGGTATAAAGAATCACGAGAAATACTGCGAAGAGAATTTAGACGACGTGAAAAAAGAAGATGTTGTTATAACTCCAAAGAAGACATTAACTTTGAATGTTAAAGGAAGTCATTATAAATTATTTAGAGGAAGAGATAAGAAAGTTCCTGTCGAAGTTGCAGAAGCTTTAGAGAAAATAAATCTATGTTAGATAGGAGGTGCAGATAGTTGCCTACAAATTTAGTTGAATATCTAAGAAGAAGTTTAAGACTAGACAGCGCGATAGACGACGACCCAGCATATACAGTAGACGCGCAAGAAATGGAAAGTATATTAAATACTACTTTAGAGAATATAGACTCTAGTTACGGTATAGTCGATTATCCGAGCGAGATTCAGCCTGTCGTTATTCTTTTAGCTAAGAAAGAAGTTTATTGGAGACTAGCTACCGCTACTGCACCTTTATACCCTCTACAAGCTGAGGGAGCAGGTTTACAGCAAAACGTTAGATTCGACCATTATGTAACTTTAATTCAGAAAGTAGAAGAAGAGCTACAGACTAATTATAAGGGTTTATTGGAGAGCTTATCTTATCCCGATATTGCTAATAATATTGGAGACGTAGTAATTCCTGATAGATATTATACTCAGAGGAATTATAGTCTTGCGTCTGCGCCGAAAGCTGATTTAAAGATTGATACAATTTATTCAGATAAAGTTGAGGTAAGTTGGGATAAATTTGATGTTACTGACGAAGACGGAAAATTTGCTAATTATAATCTTTACTTATCAAAAGAGCCTGTCCTCGATTTTTACTCTGACAAGGTTATAGATACATCGAGCGCCAGAAAGATATTTATTAGTGATATCCATAGAACAAAGTATAGAGTTAAAGACTTAGAGTCTGATACGACTTATTACCTGACTTTAGAGATAAAGAATTTTAATACGTTATCGGGTTATAGTGAAACCACCTTTACTACTGAGGTGAGTTAAATGGAACAGAATCAGATAGACCAAATATCGAGTGCTTTTTTGAATGCTTATAAAGAGTTTTTTGGTATGGAGATACAGTATATACCGTTTGTTAGAGGTGCTACCACTCAGAACGATTTTGAGAAGATGTACGCTGAAGCAGACACGTACGAGTATGATGAGACTAGTATTACTACCTTTTACGGGTCAATAAATTATGAGCCCGAAGAAAAAGAGATTACTAAGCTAGGTTTTGACCCTAAACAGACAACCGCCCTAATAACCGCTGTTACTAAAGAGCTTGTAGATAAAGGTTTGGTTAATTCTACTAATAATATCTCGTTTGAAGATAAGATTAGAATTGAAGATAGATTTGGAAATACTTCTGATTACATTATTACTAATAGAGGTAAGAGTGTACAGTTTAGCGATAACTTTGTATTCTCTAAAATTGGAATACAGGAAGAAAGTGATTTCAATGAGTAAACTGACTGGAGATTGGAGTAAAGCGAATTCTATATTCAATAATCTTGGAGACTTTCAAGAAAAAGCGAAAGCTCTATTTAAAGATAAATTCGCGCGAGAGATAGAAGTTAAGCTTAAAGAAGATATTATGAAACAGAATCTAGACTTAGCTCCTTTAACAAAGCCGTATGCTAGTAAGAAACAAGGGAATACGATACTGGTTAATAGCGGGGAGTATGTCGGTAGACTTAAAGTTATAGAGATAAAAGAGAAAGACAATTATTTAGGAATAGTTGTTGGAGCGAGCGGTAAAGATAAGCATAGCTCAGGATTGACTATAGCCGACTTAGCTATGATGATTGAGTACGGTACTAGAAATCAACCCGCAAGACCTCACTTTAGATTTTCGTGGGAGAGAATGCAGTTTGACGCTAAGAACGAAGTTAGAGATATTTACACTAAAGAGTTGAAACGTATTTTAAGCGGACGAGGGTAGGTGTATTTATGTATAAAGATATGTACGAAGTGCCTACGATAAATGACTATAATCTAGCTTTATACAATAAGTTAGTGAATAAGACTAAAACCGTTACTAACGATGATGGGGATTCTTATACAGAAGGTTTTGCTGAGATAAACGATGAAGATATTTTAGTAACATACAAAAACCCCGAAGCAGAATTTAGAGTTAAACAAGTCCCTGCAATCGTTTTATATAGACACAAGATTATGTATGACCCTAGTAGAGATACTAATGACAGTATGGTGTACGTTAATTCTTGGATTGACGACGAGACTCCTAAAGATGTAGTTAAGAGGGATTATCCTGTCCCGTTTAATATTTTCTACTCAGTTGAATTTTATTTTAAAAGAGAATTTATATCTCCTTTTATTTCGCAGTATATTATGTCAAAATTGCCGAAAAGAGGAGTGCTAAAGATTAACGGTCAGACTTATGGTATAGACTTAGAGGAAGCTCCATCTTTAACTGATTTTGGTTATAAAACTTTTGGTGAAATGGGGACAAAGCGAGAAAGTAATGAGCGATTACTTTACAAGTTAGAAGGAGAATTAGACCTAGAAGGTGACATTTCTCCTAGCAATGTTGTCCTATACCGCCCTGAGTTTAATGTAAATAAGAAGGAGGAATAATGTTATGGTAAAAGTGCTAAATAAGCTTAGACAGCCTTTGGTTATTAATATTGTCGATGGGGAAGATATTCATTTCCTATCGCGCGAAGAAAAAGAACTGACTGAAGAGCAGTTTAACAGTAAGCGAGTACAGAAGTATGTTGACTTAGAAGACTTAATTGTGTTAAGTGTTGATTAAATAAAAGGAGGGATTGAATAGTGGAAACTTTACACCCGGGATTGTATTTTCAAAAGAAAAGAGGAGTACCTCCTATGGAGGGAGCTTCTACTTCAACAGGAGCGTTTGTTGGAGTTGCTGAGAAGGGAATTGTTGGTAAAGCTTATTTGATTACAAGCTTTAATCAATTTGTAAATACGTTTGGAAGTTATATGAATGATAGCTATTTAGCTTATGCTGTACGTCACTTCTTTCAGAATGGCGGGTCTAGATGTTACGTGACTAGAACTTG